AAACGGCGGTCTGGCCGCCGAAGATGTAGAGGGGTGTGATAGTAAGTGATGGAAAGGTGAGGTAATGAACTTCCCGATGATTGACGGAAGGTTTACGAGGGTTTTATTTTGACCCTAAATCAAACCAAATTTGATTGGATAAGAAAAGGGGGTGAGAAAACCTGGTTTATGAATTTTTCGCGAGACCCTTTTCAATAAGAAATCGCGCGAGCTGGGCAGTTTTATAACCATCCTTTTTTGCCAGGGCTACTAACAAGGAATATTTATCCGGTGGCAATGCTACCGTAAATGTCTTCATGCGCGTCCCCGTCGAACCATTTGGCCTTCCCGGTCCTTTTTTCTCACTCATATTTCCCATGCCTCCGAAAAGTCTTTATCTGCGAATAATTCCGCAAGTCCCGTTATTTGTTTCAACCTTAAAACTTCATCCGCGTCCATTCCCAGTTCGCGGCCTATCTTCTCCTCACTCCAATTACGCCGCGATAATTCAAGCACAATATCACTCATTCCGTCAACTGTATGTTTTCCTCGGGCGCGATTATGGCGGATCGTCGCTGCGATCCTGTCACCCTTATCTTCCCGATCATTATTGATCACGACAATAGGTAGATGCGACATTCTGAGTTTTTTCCCCACAACATGACGGTGGAACCCATCAACAACTTCATATCCTTTATCTGTATGGTACGTAACGATTGGCTGCGTAAATCCATCTGCCTCGATCGAAATTTGAAGAAGTTTCATTTCCGGAGGAGCAACGCTATTCGGGTTATAATCATTCGCGTAAACCTCATCTGCCGGCACCCAGCGTACATTTGAAACAGGGTGTCTTTTTGTCCAGGCTAAATTATCTTCCACTGCTGCCTCCGCTTTTTCATGATCTTCAGATACTTCTCGTAAGCCTGGCTCTTGTGCTGGCTGAAAGAAAGCCCCTTGCACCAATAGTCGTTCCTCAACAGGGCCTTGCATATCCTCCTCCATGACGGCGTTTTACGGGCCGCCTCCTCTTGGGCGTCAGCCTCGTCCGGGATCCCATTCAGATATCCACGATCCTGCCACCATTTCAGGAATACAGCGACCTTATTACTGTAATGTTCCTGAGTCTTTGGCGGCAAGGTTTCAATAAGCAGCATGGCGAAACTCTTCCATGTATGCCCGGGCGGCCTATTGATCTTGATCCGCCCAAGAATATCGCCGGATTCGTTCGCGTAAAGCGCTCCCTGGTTTGCCCCGGCCACGCGGGCGACGACCCTTCCCCAGGTCTCCGGCTCGATGATGTGGAACAACCACAAGCCCTTTCGCTGGTCGTCCCCATAGGGCTGGCAGATTCGCATCTGGTGGATAGTCAGCCCGGCCTGGTGCATTCGATCATAAAGGCGGTTATAAGGCTTCCTGAACTTCCCGAGATAGGTCCAATCGTCGGCCGTTTTCCAGTCATAAATCGGGTAGATGTTGAACACCGACCCGCCTTTCCATGTCGTATAGCAGCGGCCTTCAAACTTTGATCCCCGGACCATCGCAAGAGCACGAAAACGGTTCAGGCTTTCATCCGATCGGATGCCGACGCAACATGCCGTCGGCTTTCCCTTGCCATACCATCCGCCGAATTCCTCAATAAACTCCTCGAACTCCATTGAATATCGGAAGAATGGAAAAAAAGACTGATCGTTTATAGCCTCCGGCGGCAAGGGCCTGATCCAATTGTCTTTTGCCGAAGGTTCCCAGCATACCCAATGCGGCTGGAACATCGACACGGCGTTGCGGAGGTGGATTGGAAGGCATACCCAAAAGGGATCGATGTGGTCCCGGTAGAGATCGAAGCATTCCCGGACGTGGTCAATCGTCATCTTGTATTGGCCTTCAAGGTCGATCAACAGAACCCCGACGCGCCGGCCACGGCGGATTGCCTCGTCCATGACGATGTGCAGCATGACCGTACTGTCTTTGCCGCCGGAAAACGAGACATAGACGACCGGGAAGGTATCGAACATCCAGGACACGCGATCAACGGCCGCCGCATGGACGGTTTTCCCTATCGGAATCTTGACGTGAACCACTGAAAAACCTCTTTGATGGTCATGCGGATGATCTCGCAGTTTACGATTCGGCAAAAATAATCATCTGGCGCTTCCAGGATTCCGGGGCCATGACGTGATAGATTTTTTCTCCTTCAAGCATATAATGGCGATAGACGCCACGACTTCCGACGCTATTGCCTTTACTGTAATCACTATAGCCCGTTAGCCACTCCTCCCGGAAAAGTCCGCCGCGCTGTAAACCCATCACGACCATGACGCCGGACCTGGGGGCGGATAACCTCCCGCCCCCGTTGATGCACTCAATAGACAGCATGGTGCAATTGGGGAGTTTTTGCTCCGGACGGTCCTGTTTCTCAAGTTTGTAGACCAGATCAGGCACGGATGATATTCCCCTCTCCGAGTTCGGAAAAGTCGAATTCCAGGCGACCTTTTTTGCCTCCGAGCCACGAAATATCACAGGTTGTTTCAAAAAGATGGATGACTTGAGCGTCGGAAATATCATCGGGGATGTTGTTGATCCTTCGTGTTTGCCTGGAGGCATCGGAGTTATTGCCCAACGTACTTTTGTCGGGCGCCTTGATCGTTCTCGGAAGGCTTCCTGAATCATTGCAAATCGTTTTTACAGTTAAACTCCTCATGTCATTTCCCTTTCTGCCCGTCCGGGCGGTTAATACCCCATCACACGGCGCATCATTGCGCGGTGCTTATCATACTCCTCTCCAGATTTCCGGTTGGCTTCCAGGCGAGCGACCTTCGCTACCCATTCCGGCGTGGCTTCGATCTCGGCGATGGCGATGTTGATCCGGGCGAGGTTTTCGGCGTTGATCCCGAGCTTATCGATCCTGGCAACACATCCTTGTTGATTAGCGGCGCGTGGGCGACCAGACCCGACATACCCGATTCCCTCTATGCTGGCAATAACATCCATCTCGCAGCAGGGGACCGTGATCTTGTCGCCGTCGGCGTCCAGGATCTTTTCGAGGCGAAGTACAATTTCAACCTTCGCTTCTTTTCCCGTTCCGGTTGTCCATGTGATTTCTTTTTTCATCGCCGTTCTCCTTTGTTTTCTTGACTCCAGCATATACCTATTATTTGCATTGTCAAGCATTATTTTGCAATTAAATTAATTAAGGGGATTTATATTTGCGGGTGGCGATTGGAATGGACTGTCAAACAATTTTATTGCCCTTAAGGAACCCTTATACCCGACACTATTTGCAAAGCGCGGATTGCCTCTTCAATACCGATTTTATTATCCCCGTTGGCGTCCCATCGTGCTCTCTCAGCGTTGACCGCTTCCTGAATGGGATTAGCCGGCAAGGCGGCGCCATCCGTAAGGCTGATGATGTTTCCCGTGGCGCTTGTAATGTCGATAGCGAGAATGCGGCATAAATAATAAGACTCGGGCCTTGCATAGAAGGATTTACCCGTTGCCTTTTCAACCTTGCAGGTTATATTTGCTTTGAAATACTTGTCGAGAGTCAGGCCGGCGTTGACGATGGCCGTCGCTAAGGGTTGAAATGTGTAGACATCCAGGTCATAACTGAACATGCTTGGCCCGGAAGAAAGCGATACCTTGTTTTCACTCCATAGCCAATAGTCATAAATCTTAGTGGTATAGCCATCCAGGTATGAAGGCGCATCAAACAATCCTGGATTGGGTTGAATCTCCACGTTGTTAAACCGCACGATCAACCCGACATAATAATCGGGGTTGATGTTTACCTGTTCGATTTTCGGGGTTGGATAATCCTGCCCCCACGCCAAATCCGCAGCAAAAAAAATCGATAGTAAGAGAATGAAGATCTTATTCATAAGCCCTCCTTTTACCTTTCCATATCCCTCCCAAACCATATCACTTTGCCGTTGATCTTTACCTGGTCCGGATCGGCCTCGATGGGCGGATGGTGGGTATTGTCGCTCAGAATCCGGAGTTTGTTCTTTGGGAAGAGGCGCTGGATACGTTTGATCATGATCTCGTCATCGAGGACGATAGCGTAGATGCCGCCGCGGGGCTCGATAGTCTTCCGGGAATGGTCGACCAGGACGAGGTCGCCGGCCAGCAGCGTCGGTTCCATGCTGTCTCCGGAGACCTTGATCAGGGACATGGTGTTGGGGTTGCCCCTCCTTTTTTTAATCCAGTCTCTTCGAAATGCGCAATGGAAATCCGCTGAGTCCTCCGGCATCAGGCCGCCCCCGGCGCTGATCTTGCCGTTGACCTGGCGGATAAACACAAAGTCATCGGCAGAAAAATCAGGCTGAGCCGGGATGACCTGGAAGGAGGGGGGTTGTGCTTCCTGGGAGTTTTGGGGTGTTTCCACATCGGTCAAAAGCTCATCAAGCGATATTTTTCCGACCTCGCTAATTTTTATCAGTTTGTTTTTATCTGGAGACCTTAAATCATTTTCATAATTAGAAATCGCTACAGCGGATTGAAGGCCGATTTTCAGTGCAAAATCAGCTTGATTGAGATTCAAACCTTTTCGGATACGTTTAATTCGCTGCCCTAATGTTTCCGTCATTGATAATTTCTCTTGACAAATAATAACATATTGATTATTTCTCCATCCCATGAACGATAATAAATTAACACGACAGGGCAAAAAACGACGGCGCTACGTCAGCGCAATGCTCACCATGCATGAAATCGATCGGGCTGAATTGGCCGCCCGTATCGGTGTGTCACAACCCTTCCTGTCCATGATCGCCAATGGCCGCCGCATCGGCGCAAAGGAAAAAGGAAAACTCGCTCGACAGGTCATTGCCGAATCCCTCGGCGTGGCGGTCGAGAAACTCTGGCCTAAAAAGGCCGCATAGGAGGATGCCATGACTGAAAAAGTATATTTCCTCGGACACCACTTTTACGAAGAGTTAAAAAACATCATAGGCAAAGACGCCACCCGTAAACTTGAAAAACGTTTCAGTGGATATCAGATCTATTTCCCGCGCGCACGGGAAGCATCGCCCGTTGGGATACCTTGCACTCAAGAGCCTCCAGCGCAACCAGCCACTTCGTCCGGAGAACCTCATTCGGGGGCGCAGGATCAAGGAGATGGGCATCAATGATGACCTTCTTGAATCCCTCATACAGCGCCTCGAACTGCTTTTCAGGATCACCGGAAAAAGCGGCGAGGGATTCGTTTTCGCGCCAATCCCGTATCATTCTCAGAGGACTGAGCGCATCAGAAACCAACATCCAATCAGGAACTTCATCCTTGTTCATAGGTTTTCTCCACGGTGAATGCCGATTTTCAAAGTTGATTTGATTCTACACCAAAAGAAGGGGAATGCAATGTCAAAAAAAAGACCGCCAACTGACGAAAAGCAGATCAGCCTCTTCACCTACCTGGAACCTGAAACCCCGCCGTCGCCGGGCAGCATGGATATCAGCATGCGGCTCCGTCACGCCGTCTCAAACGCCATCAAGAAATCGGTAAAAGACCGGATCGATATCTGCGCGGAGATCTACAAACTCAGCGGCAGAGAGGTGGCGAAAAGCACCCTGGATGGATGGTCGGCCGAAAGCCGTGATCTGTCAAACGACGGGATCGATTTTAACGGGAACAAGCGGTGGGGGATGTCCGGCGATATCCTCCCCGCCTTTTGCGCAGTGACCGGGGATTGGGAGACGCTCTTTATCCTGGTGGATGCCTGCAACTACAAGGCCCTCAAGGGGAAGGATGTGGTCCGGGCAAGGATCGGACTCCTTAAAGAGGAAATCACGAAGAAAAGCCAAGAACTCAGAGGGCTGGAAAAAGCCCTGGTGGAGTCAAAATAAAATAGGAGGTGTTTTATGAGTAAAGAAGCAAGGGGTGCAAAGGTTAGATTCGACGGGCAGGACGGATATTTTATAGCAGACATTTTCAGGAATAAAAAACTAAATTTCATAATAGCAAAAGGGCCTGTAACGACCGCAAATCTTCTGCGGCCAGCTGAGGAGTGTAGTCATTATTTACACGATTTTCCAAAAGCAGGGGCTTGCTCCCCTGAAAATGGCGTTTTTATTGTTCCGGCTTCGCAAGTCTTCCAGGTCAACCCACTTTAGGTCGGGAAAGACAAGGAATAGGAGGTAATCATGGCCGCAAAGAGTTGCAGGAAGATCGATGTTTTGATGACGGCGGACCGAATTCTCGGGGTGATGCAGGATTCCAAGGATCCCCTGAGCGTTTCAGAACTGACCCGGTTGACGGGCCTCTCCACGGACATGGTCTTCCGCCAGGTGGGCACGATGGAAGATCTGCGGTGGGTGGACCGGATCGGCGACGGGTACGTCCTGGGGATGCGGCTGGCGGTGGTCTGGGCCAGACGCAAGACCGTGACGGAGGCAAAGATTGAGCGGGCGCAAGCGGAACTTACTGAATTAACGGGAGGGCAAAATGACAACTGAAGCGGACAACTTGGTGAAGAACTATTCGGAAGCGGCGGAATCGATGGAGATCGAGAAGCGGAACATCGAGAAGAACGCCGCGACGGTACAGCGGGAGAAGGAAGAGGCGATCGCCAACGTCTACAAGATGGCAGGGAAGATATCGGCGACGAACTTCTTCAAGAGCCAGTCGGAGTTTTTCAACCTCGTCATGCTGAAGAAGGTTAAGGACTCCAAGGAATACCGTGAGCGTTTCGGTATGACCTGGGAACAATTCTGCGAGCACGTCGGAGTGAATCGGCGAACGATAGACCGGCAGCTCGAAGACATCGAACCGTTCCGCCAAGATTTTTTAGACCAAGTGTCCAATTTTTCCGGGGTCACAATAAACAAAATCAAATACTTAGGAAATGCGGTTGACGCAAAATTGGTCACGGTGTCCGAAAACGCCATCACCTACAACGGCGAAATCATCCCCCTCGATGCCGAGCACAGGGACGATATCCAAGCCATCCTGGAGAACCTCGAAACAGCCCACAAGACGGAAAAGGAAGAACTTGAAGCCAACCTCAGCGCCGCCAAGAAGGTCATGGCCGACAAGGAGAAACTCATCAACAAACAGGAGCGGGACCTCAAGCGCATGGAGAAAAGAGTCGATTTGTCGGAACTGACCGAGGAGGAGCAGGACGCGATCAACCTCCTGTCCCGGGTGGAGATGGATTTTCTGATGGGCATGTCCGACATCGCAAAGGCGATCAAGCCCCACGAGGCCCCGGAGATCGCCCTCCGCAGCTACTATTTCCTCCTCCTGTTCATCAACAAATGGTGCACGGACGCACGTGAGGCGCTCAATGAGACATACCGCGGCGCAGATGATTGCCCCTGGGAAATTATGGACCAAGAGATCCCCGACTCGGCCGTCGTCATCGACAACCTGCCGACGTTCGTCGGCCGGGGCATGGGCGCCCTTTACCAGGCGAAGATCGACAAGCGGCAGGCGGCCGCGGACGCGAAGAAGGGAACTAAAGCTGAAGAAGAAGGGAACTAAAGCTGAAAAGGACACCTAACATGCCAGTCTCGGAAACCATTCTGAATCACGTACAGGCGAGTTTGCGCGGCCAACCGGCGGGCGAATACTCGCAAGCGGTCAAAGATCTGGCCGGTCATTACGGCGTCACCGCCGCAACCGTCAACCGCTGGGCGGGTTTGCAGGGGCAGCGCCGGCGCAAGGAGCGAGCCTGCAAGGGTGAGTCTAAGGCCACACGGGAAAACCTCCTGGAAGCCTCGGCGCTCCTGCTGATTTCGAAGCGAACATCGAAGCAGATCCCGCTTCCATCCTGCGACGCCAAGGAGATCCTGGAGGATTCCGGGATCTCGACGGGCGTTTCCACCAGCCGGTTTCTCTCCCGGATGCGCCAGGAGCAGATCTCGGCCAAGGATCTCCTCCGCCCCTCCCCCCATCAGACCCTTCTTTCCGACCATCCCAACCACGTCTGGCAATTCGATGTAACCAACTGCCTTCAATATTTCCTGGACGCGAAGAAGGGCCTGGGCGAGCGGGACGAGGAGATGACCCTTTACAAGAACAAACTCGTCAAGACGGTCCGGAGCATCAAAAAGGAGCTCCTCCGCTTTGCTGTTGTGGACCACTGCAGCGGGGCTTACTACTTCCGGTATTTCTACACCACGGGCGAGCGGGCGGCGGACGGGTCGCAGTTCCTCTTTGAGGCGATGCGGCCGAAGGATGAGCTGATCAAAAAGACCTGGAACGGTCAATCGGCAACGAAGATCGGAAAGTTCCGATTCCACGGGGTTCCGTTCATGCTCTACACGGACAGGGGCTCCATTGCCACGGCGAAGGCCAACCAGGCCCTGTTTGACGCCCTGCGGATCAAGCTGGAAACGCACATGCCGGGAAACCCACGGGCGAAAGGCGCCATCGAGGGGATGATGCACCACATCAACCGCTTCGAGGGGCGGCTGAAGCTCCAGCGGCCCGCGGATCTGGACGAGCTCAACCGCTGGGCGCTGGATTGGTGCATCGCCGACAACGCCGTCAAGATGATGCGCGGCGTAGCTCCCCGCTCGGTCCTGTGGTCCTACATCACGGCAGAGCAGCTCCGCCTCTGCCCGGAGGAGGAGTATTACCGCCTCCTGGTCAAGGAGCCCACGATCACCCGGAAAGCCAGCGGCGCCCGGCTAATCAGCGTGGACGGATTGACCTATCAGATCGAAGATCCCCAGGCGGCCGACCAGTGGGTCAGCGTGATCCGCCATCCATACGAGCGCCCCGCCGTGGAGGTCCATTTCAACGGCTTTGTCTGGCTCTGCCAGCCGGTTGATGTCGATCGGTTCGGCCGCCCGATGGTCGGCGTGCGCTTCGGGGAATTCAAGGGGATCAAGCACACCGCGACACAGAAGGCCAAGACGGAGATGGAAGCGATCGGCGATAAGTGGGGGCTCTCCTGGAAGGGCACGGGCGACAAGCGCCGGGCCGTGGCGCCGCCGATGGGGCAGGAATCGCCGCTGACGGTCTTCGGCCACCAGGCCGACAAGGTTGGGAACATCGAGTTCATAGATCGGAAAGGGACGCCCCTCGAGATCAAGCCGGCTGATGATCTGCCGGAGAACAAGCCATTGACGACGGACGCCGCCGTCGTATCGCGGGGGATCGCCTCCAGGAGGATCTCCTTCGTGGAGTTCCTGACGCGGTTGAGCGCCGAAATCGGCGTCATCGCCCCGGAGATGAACCGGACCCTCCGGGAGCAGTACGGATCCGGAATCGAGATCAAGGAAGCGGAGGAGGTGATCGCGTCAATACAGGACGGAACGTGGGCGGGAACGGAGAAACGGTCGGTAGTGATGGGAGGGTGAGGAGGTGAGTATGACGGAAAAGGAGTTAATCGAAAAAGTAAAGGCCCCGGCGGAGGGGATGACTGTAGAGCACGTCATTTTTGTACGTGACTACGGGCAAACATACATTGCCAGAGCAAATGGGAAGACGGCCACATGCACGGCGGGCCGCGAACAGGCGGCTGGGGCGTTGGCGAGAAAACTGATGGGAAAAAGGAAACACTGTATCGCGCGGCCCTTCAAGGGCAATGATCGAGTCTGGTCGGTCCTTACGGTGGACGGGAGGTGAAGAGTGGCAAAGGCAAAAGCGGCAACGGCCTACAAAATGGCATTCGCGCCCATCGTGCTCAAGGAACTGGCGCTGGATTGCGGCATCAGCCAGACGACGATCGCGGCGGGTCTCGGGCTCTCCCGGGCCGCGATCAACCTGATGCTCAACCGGGGCTACATGCCCAGCGATCATCCGGGCGCGAAGGAAACCGTGGAGGGGATGCTCAAAGCCTTTCCACGGGCCATGCAATGGCTAACAAATCGGCAGTTGACGGTCGGGGACGTTTGGCAGCCGCTGGGCAAGGATCTGCGGCATGTAAGCCCCGCGGCAAACAATCAAAAGATGTGGGCGACCCGGCGGCAGCCGGCAATGGTTCCGGGCGATCCGGAACTGATTTCTAACAGGGAGGTGGTGGAGATGATCAGTCAAGAGGCAATGAAATATTTCAAGATTTTCCGTAACCCGTTCATCGATGACATCCAGAAAGAATCGGACATCTACATGAGCGAAGAGCACCGCTACATCGAGGCGGCCATGCTGGACGCGGCGCGCCACGCCGGGTTCCTCGCGGTGATCGGGGAGGTGGGATCGGGGAAAAGCGTCATACGGCGCAAAGTGGTGGAGCAGCTTAAGCGGGACGGCGACGTCATCGTGATCTTCCCGCAGATGATCGACAAGAACCGCGTGAACGCAGCCAGCATCTGCGATGCGATCGTCATGGATCTATCCGAGCAGCGGCCCCGGCAGAAGCTGGAGGATAAAACCCGGCAAGTCCACAAACTCCTCCTCGATCGGGCGAAGCAGGGGTTTCGCGCGGTCCTCATCATCGAGGAGGCGCACGATCTTCACACGAGCACTTTGAAATACCTCAAGCGGTTCTACGAGCTGGAGGACGGCTATCGGAAACTCCTCGGCATCATCCTGGTAGGCCAGACGGAGATGTTCGGCCTCTTTAACGAGCAGGCCCATATCGAGATGCGCGAGGTCATCCGTCGGATACAGACGGCGGAGATCAAGGGCCTCAACGGCAACATCAAAGACTACCTGACGCTGAAGTTCAAACGGATCAACGCCAAGGTTTCCGACATCTTTGCCGAGGATGCATTCGCCGCCCTTTCCCTTCGGTTGAAAACCCAGGACCGCCAGAACCGAACCATCTCCCACGCCTATCCGCAGGACGTGAACAACTATGCGGCGCGGGCGATGAACTGGGCCTACGAAAAGGGCGAGCCGAAGGTAAACGAAGCCGTCATCATGGCAATTTGAGGGAGGGAGACATGACACGACCCCAAGGAGAAGGAGGCTGCGGAGTGAATTACAGTTTTGAAATCATCGACCATCCGAACAAAGCGGGACTCCACCGCTACACCGTCCGGATAGATAAAGGAAAGCCGTGGCTGAAGAACGATCCGCTTTTGACGACGGATGAGAAGCTGCGGCTGTTCCGCGAACTGTTGGCGTGGATGCAATTAGACGGCGCCATGGAGATTAGCCTGAAGGAGGTGTAATCGTGAACGAAACAGGAGGCAACCAATGACAACGGATAAAGTGCGCGGAGCGAGATACGGGCTCGGATGCGGGGTGGTTTTCGGGAAGACTGATTGTCGCCAGCGTGCCCATGGGCGGGACGGCCAACCGGGAACACTGAAGACGTTCTGTTGGGCGGTCATTATCCTGGCGGTGCTCTATTTCGGGCCGACCTGTCTGCAAATCATTCTGAGGTGAACGTAATGACGAAACGTGAGCGCCGCTGGGCGAAACCGAAGGAGAAAAAACCGTGCCGAACCGAAACCGAACAGCTCGGACTCTTAGCAGGGACCCCGGATGAACGGCCCGCCGGCAACGGAATCCATTGCCAGGCGAGACATGAACGGATCGACACGGCAGTCTGCATTGTACTGCAATCCCGCGAGCCCGACAAGTGTGTCGGCTGCGGTCAATTCAAATCATAGGGAGACCGGCAACAAATCAAATTGTTGTCAACAACAAGATAAGGAGAAAGACATGGCAACATTGGGTGAGATCGAGAGATTAGCGAAGGAATATGCGGACTGGCGAGAGCAACTCATCGATTGCGTTCGAGCCCTCAATGAGGAAGTGGGAGCCGTCAAGCGGGAGCACATACCGGCCATCAAGAGAAAAGTCGCCGCAGTGGCTGAGCGTCAGGCCGTCCTGAAGGCAGCCATCGAGGAGAGCGAGGGCTTGTTCAAAAAGCCCCGGACGATGATCATCCACGGAATCAAGGTCGGCTTTCAGAAGGCGAAAGGCGAGATGAAGTGGTTTGACGTCAACCAGGTGGTTCGGCTGATCAAAAAGCATTTCCCGGACCTGGTGGAGACTCTGATCAAGACGACCGAGACGCCGGTCAAGGCCGCCCTGGGGCAGATCTCAGCGGCGGACCTGAAGCGGATCGGCGTCACGATCGAGGCTGACGGCGACGTGGTGGTGATCAAGGGCACCGACAGCGAGATCGACAAGTTTGTCGAGGCCCTGCTGAAAGACGATGAGCAGGCTGAAGCGGCAACGGAGGCGGCATGAAACATACCCTAAAAACGGACAGCGAGGTCTTTTGGGCTGTCTATAAAGGCAAAAAGACGCACGAGATCCGCTTCAACGACCGTGACTTTCACGTCGGGGATGAACTTGTTCTGAAGGAAACCAGGCACACCGGCGAAGAAATGAAGGCGGGAAAGTCTCTGATCTACACGGGGGGAACGATTATCGCACGGGTGACTCACGTTCTGCGCGGTCCGATTTATGGACGGATGGGTGATTTTGTCGATCAACGTATCTTACACATACAAGCCCACTGCTACTCTGACCAATGAGGAGCAGACAGCCTAACGAGGTAAGGCGGCGTGGATCAGGCGGCATTTGAATTTGATCTTGAGCTTTCGGACGAGGAGCGGGCGGTCTACAGCCTCCTGATGCGGGGACGCGCCCGCGCTTCGTCCGCGCGGGATCTGGCAGAGCGAACGGGCATGAGCGACGTGCGGATCCGCCAGACCGTCCGCAGTCTGATCATGGAGCGCGGCCTCCTGGTGGCCTCCGCGGTCGATGATCCGCCCGGCTTCTTCATCGCGGAGACGCCGGACGAGATCATCACGGCCACCAAAAGCCTGCGGCACCGCGGCATCATGATCTTGGCCCGCGCCGCCCGTTTACAAAAATCCTCCATGGAACTGGTCTTCAACCAGGGCAGGCTTGAAATGGAAGGAGAAATGCGATTATGTCAATGGAACAGGCATTGAGCGGGTTAACTCAGGTGCTGTTTTGCACGGTGGTGTCCGTATTTTTGATCGCAATGGCAGCGCTATTGCTTGAGTGCGTCGCCTTGGTTTTTGTCATGGTTGCCAGAGGTCTTTTGGTAAAGATCCGGCGGGACCTGGCTGAATTTGGGAATATCGTTAACTGCAAGACTCCCCATAAAGCCACCGTGGCCAGAATCGAAAACGGGAGGAAGAAGTTTTCCAAGGTGGCCGGAGGGAGGGAGTGATCTGATGCGGCTCGTCTGCCCGAGTTGCGGAGCGATCGCCAGCCAGGAAGCCTGGCAGAACGATGCACTCTGCCGAAATTTTCAGGAAGTTCTCCTCAAACTGTCTGCTCCTGTCCAGATCCGGACGCTCCATTACCTGGGGCTCTTCCGTCAGGGGGGAAAGGCCCTCCCCTGGCGGCGGGCTCTGACCCTCGCCAAGAGCCTCCGGGATCTGACCGAGCAGGAAACGGTCCACTGGCAGGGCGGCGAGACGCGGCCCGTCACGCCGGAGATCTGGGGCAAGGCGATGGAGGCCACCCTGGCCAGCGGCCCGAAGGGGCTCAAGAACCACAACTATATGAGGAAATGCGCCTGGGATCTGGCGGCGGAACTGGCCGCCAAGACCGAAACGGACCGCGAGACGGCCCGGAAGAAACGCATCCGGGAAGTGGACGAGGACCCGGCGCCGATGTCGGAAACGGCCCGCCAGGCCGTTGACAAACTCAAGCAAAAGTGGGGGCAGAAATGAAGATGATTGAACCGATCCAGACTCAGCTCATCCATATAGCCAAAGCCCAGTTGGGCCTGTCGCGGGACAATTATGAGGCGATTATCAGTGCGCAAACGAAGGGGAAAAAGCAGTCCAGCAAGGACTTGACCTACTTCGAGGCGGACGGGCTGATCAACTATTTTAAGACGTTGGGCTTCAAGATCAAGGCCAACTATATCCGTACCGGCGGGGCGGCTCGGCGCGCCCGGTGGCAGCCGGCGAACGACCGGAAACGCGCCGGGAAGACGCCGGCCAACGTGGTCGTGATCGCGTCGCGGGAGCAGATGGATTACATCGAGCTCCTGAAAAAGAAGATCCCCTGGCGCTTGGAAGACGGCTATCAGCGGTGGCTCACGAAGTACATGAAGATCGAACGGATCACAACGATGGGGCAGGCCAGCCGCGTTATCGAGGGCTTGAAGGGGCTCCAGAAACACGAACAGCAGGGGGAAGCGGGATGCCGGCAGACTGGCTGAGCGAGATCGCCGCCGAGATGACCATCGAAGATCTCCCCGGAGATTACCAGGAGGTCGCGCGCGCGATCGGCGTCGAGCATGCGTTGAAGCTGTCGGAATACGTCGGCGGGATGCGCCTCTATTTTCCCCAGATCGACGGCCTCCTCCGCAACGCGAGGGATAAGCGCATCTGTGCCGAGTTCAACGGCTGCAACCATCGGGAACTGGCCCGCAAATACGCGCTGACCGAAACCTGGATTCGCGAGATCGTCCAACGGAAACCCGCTGACGAAACGGCGGATATGTTCGAGGACGGCAAGTGAGCGAGTCTGCAAATTATATGACCTGTGAAAAGCTGCGGGCGTGGATGCCGATTCAAACCTGCCTGGGTCGCCAGACCAAAGGGATCGGAAACTGGGAGGCTGGGCCGAGGCTTATCCCCTATGAATGTCGGGATTGCGTCCAGGGGGCGAATATTCTGGCGATCGTCAGAAATCCCGAGAATGCTGCAAACACTACTAAAGAGCCGAAAGGCAAGGAGGAGATAGAGATGGCAAGAATGCCGAGAACGCTGGGTTGTTCAAACTGCAAAAGGGATAAGCTCGTTGTCGGCGGCGGTTTATGTGCGGTATGCTACCGGGTCGCGGCAGGTAAGGCGGGACCGACGCGCGACGCAGCCCTGGTCGAAGCGAAGCGGAAAATTGACGCCGGGGAGATCCAGACGCGGGGAACCAAACGCACACTCCCGGCAGCCAAGCGGGAAGAGCCGGCAAACTTACAAACTTGCCAGCCGGAGAAACCGAATTTCTCGCCTGGAGGCCTGGTCGGGGAGTACATCCCGGGAAAGGTAGAGAACTTTGTTCCGGGAGCCTCCTTGAGTGCGAGATCAGGGAGGCGCCCGCGATCGTCCCCATCACGCTGCGGCTGGCGATCGAGATCACCATCAAGGTGAACGGGGTCGGAATCTAACGCGATGAAAAAACACTTGACAAAGGAAATGCTTATGCTTTACCGTGGAGGCACTAAAGCAAACAGCGGATCTTCCGCTCCCGACAGACGCGGTTTTTTTGTGCCTCCCACAGTGGTTTCCAGTCCGCGAGTCTGGCGGGTCGACAAGGCCGAATACAACACCCGCAAGGGGAATAAGCTTGGCCGTCTGTTTGCGGTAGTTGAGACCCGCCGCCTTATTAACGCGGTGAACCCACTAAACAAACAGGAGGTACCACCATGAACGAGATCGTAGTCATCGAGGGAACCAGGCTGGACCGGGTCGCCTGGCAGGGCAGGCCCGCCGTCACCCTGGCCATGATCGCCAGGACCCATCACAAACAATCCGACGACGTTTGGAAGAACTTCGACCGTAACCGGGAGCGGTTCATCGAGGGGGAGGATTATGTCGTCCTCCCCTACGAGGAATGGTCGTCTTTGGTACCCCCTCAGCGGGGGAACCAAAAAGGCACCGAATCGTCCCCGAAAAGGGGCTCTTTGAAACCCCCTCAAAGGGGGTCTCAAAACGGCGGCGAAAAGGCGCCCCAAGGGGGATATCGGGGCGACAGCTACCTCTTCTTCGATTCCGGCTACCTGATGCTCGTAAAGACATTCACCGACGATCTGAGCTGGAGGGTCCAGCGGGCGCTTGTTCGCCACTACTTCTCCTCCGAGCGGGAGATCGCGCTCTTCAGGGGAACGGTCCAGATGCTTCAGGGGAAGCTGATCGAGTCCCTCGAGGACGCCAACATGTACAAGCGCCTCTACATCGACCATATCGAGCGCAAGCCGCTGAAGCCCATGACGGATTACGAGCGGAGGCAGATCATCATCATGAAGAGCCAGGACAAGACGACGGCCAAGATCAAGGAGAAAACGGCCTGGTCGTCCTCCACCATCAACAAGGTCGTCCGCAAGGCCCGCGAGGCGGGGGAGCTGCCGCCCATGCCCTGGAGCGAGAAAATCAAAATGATCCACCTGCATCCCGAATTCCTCGAGGAGGTGCGCTGATGGCCGAGATTACCTTGAACACCGATGACCTTCAGATCATCGGCGACCGGATGGAAAACGTCGGCGCCGTGGTGTGCTTCCTGGGAGAGGCGTCGCGGGCTATGTGCGAGCGGGACGAGCCCGTGACTCCGTCCGGGATTTTCGGCATGTATCTGACCTTCAACTGGGTCGAGGAAACCCTGCAAGTGATTGAGGGGTTTATCCGCAAAGAGAAACCCATCGCTCCCTAACCCTTTTCCCCTGCCCTCACGCGCGCGTGAGGGCAGGGCTTTTCTCAAGCAGTTTTCACAAGCGCTTTGTCAAAGTAGTTTTCCCAAGTACTTTTCTCAAGTGCTTTGGTAGAAACCACATCTGCAACCCGCTATATCCCCCTCTCAGACGCTTCACTCTTCATCAGGTCGGGGCTGCGGCCGCCCACCGCAGCCCCGACCACCCACCGGATGTCCCCGGCCGTTAGGCCGTAAAGTGAGGCGGGCATGAGACCCGCCAGTTATTGCCCGCCTCCCCCGGGTCATTCACCTCCCCCGGGGGAGGCACCAAAAGGAACCGCAGATGGCCAGCAGAAAGATCGAAGACCTCACGCCCCGAATGCAGGAGAAAATCCGGCTCCTCGAGGAGAGACTCGAAGCCGCCGTCCCCGGCGTATTCAAACGTTCCTGCACGTACCGTTCCCAGCCCGAGCAGAACGCCCTCTGGGAACGGGGGCGGTATCCCCTGGCCGCCGTCAACAAAACGTACCAGGCCGCGGGCCTTGCGCCCATCACGGAAGAAGAAAACAAACACCGGGTTACATGGAGGGCACTTTCCGTCCATACCGACCACGAGGCCGTCGATTACTTCATCAATCGCGAGGGCAAATACTGCACGGACATCAAGGTCGACACGGACGGGGATCATATCCCGGACTGGGAAGAGTTCGGCCGGATCGCCGGCGAGTGCGGCCTGGAGTGGGGCGGCCGGTGGAAGAAGGCCGATATCCCGCACGTCCAATGGAGGGATGCGTGAACGACCTGACCAAATACAACGCCGTCCGGGATCAGATGAAGACCGGGGATCTCCTTCAATGGAAGTCAAATTCGATGATCGGCGCCCTGATCCGGTGGCGCACAAAGGCGCAGGTCAACCATTCGTCCCTGGTGCTGCGCCTGGCGGAATACGAGGGGCTGGAGCGGCGGCGCTATACGACCGAGGCGCTGGAGCACGGGACGGTGCTGAACCTGCTCTCCCGCCGGATCGAACAGTTCGACGGCGAGCTCTGGTGGCTCCCGCTCAAAGACGACTGGAAGGATAAGCGGCAGGGCATCGGGGAGAAGGCGCTGGCGATGATCGGCATCCCCTACGATTATGGCTCCATCGTCCGCCAGATTTTCGGCCGCGTCTCCACGGACGCCCGGGCGCTCTTCTGCTCAGAGTACTGCGGAATTTGCTACGGCATCGAGGGCGATGCGCCGACGCCGGCGGATATGCCAGGTTTGGGTATCTTCAAGGAACCCGTCAAAATTCTATAGGGAAAGAAAATGCCTGATGACGCCTGACCAGATCTCAGTACTCGCGAAAGTTTCGGAACTAATCGGCCAGATCGGAACCCTTCCGATCGGAACGCTCCTGCTGATTGTCGTCTTAGGCCCCTACATTTTCATGTTTTTCATATCGCGAGCAATGGAAAAGCGGCAAGAGGCCGCGCTTAAAATGTACGAGACAAATGTCAGACTGGTCGAAAAGTACGAGCAGGTAGCTGATCAGCAGGCGGACACGATCCGGCTCGCCACCGCCGCGACGACGGAGCTGACGACGTATCTAAAAACCAAGACCCCATGCCACCAACTGCTCACTGCGAACATGAGCGCCCGGATGAGCCTACGGCAGAAGGAGACAGGATGAGCATTCAAAACGAAATGCGGCGAACACGGAAGATCAACCAAGAGTATGCCGCTAAACGTCTCCGCGGGGAGATCGAGAGCCTCGCCAGGATCATCTGCATCAACCTGGATTGCAGCCTGAAAAAGCCCGAGGATTTGCCCATCGGCGAGGCGGACGCACAGTTTGACGAGCTCAAGTTCAAGTGGGGCGAGTTGGCAGTCGCCATCGAGGAGATCTCCCGGTTGGAAGCGGAGCTGACGTAATGGCCGAAAAGGGAGCGCGCACACAGTTGGAGGCCGTGGCCCGGCAGATGTACATCGACGGGCAAAGCCTCACCGCCATCGAGGCCGCCCTGAATGTCTCCCGCCAGACGCTATCCGCCTGGAAGGCGCAGACAAAGAAGCCCGATGAGGAGTTTGACGAGTGGGACAAAGCCCGTTCGCGGAAAGCGGCGTTCGGCCTCCGGATGGAGGCGCTCCTGGATCGCGAGCTGACGTTTGCCGAGGAACGGCAGCCGGGCGCGATTGGTGGGGCGAGCCTCGACAATCTTACCAAGCTCGGCTCATTGGTGGTGAGATTCAAAACGGTCGAAGGCCAGGGGTCCGGATACGACAAAGCCAAGGTCTTCCTGGAGAACGTGCAATGGATGGTTTCGTGGCTGCGGGAGACCGATCCGGAGGGGCTCAAGACCCTGGCGGCGGACTTTGACGCGATGACGATGCGGTTCAAATCGGAGTGCATGAATGGCAGCAATGCGTAAACGGCCGATCCTGACCGAGGGGCAGTTCGACAAACAGGTCGAGGAGCTGAAGAAGTGGATCCGCGAATCCGTTTCTCCGTTCGAACACGACACCCCCGCGAAACAGGCCGCCCGCAAGGAGCGGGGCCGGACGGATCTGCTCTATTTCTTTGCCACCTATCTGCCGCATTACTTCAGCGCCGCCTTCGCCGATTGCCACAGCGAATGGCAGGAGATCACCGAGCTGCAGGATCAGCTCGCCCTGGTCGGCGCCCCCAGGGAACTGGCCAAGTCAACCTTCTTCTCCCTGGGGAACCCGGTCCACAAGATCGCATATGGGCTCAAGAAATTCATCTGGCTCTGCTCCGATACCCACGAACAAGCCGCCGCTTTCACCCTCCAAATCAAACTGGAGTTGGAGGAGAACCCGCGCCTCAAGCACGACTTCGGCGCGCTCAAGACGAAGAACTGGAGCGACGACGAGTTTGAGACGACCAACGGAGTCAAGGTCCTGGCCCGGGGGCGCAAGGATAAGGTACGCGGCATCAGGCACCGGCAGCACCGTCCGGACATGGTGACCTTCGACGACATGGAGAACGACGAGACCGTCGAGAACCCGGACACGACGAAGAAGATCAAGAACTGGATTCGCGGCGCCGTGCTCGGCTCGCTGGGCAAAGGATACTCGGCGATCATGGTCGGGAACCTCTTCTCCCCGCTCTCCGCCATCTCCCAACTCATCGCCGATCAGGATGAAGAGGGACTACCACGCTACATATCCAAGGTGTACGACCTGATCCTGGATGAGGGCACACCCAACGAGCGATCCCTCTGGCCGGCCGCCTGGCCGATGGAGAGGATCATCAAAAAGAAGCACGACGTGGGCTCCTATACCTTCAACAAGGAATACCGGAATCGCGTCGGCGTGGACGACTCGCCCTTCCCGGTGGAACAGGCCGCATATTTCGAGCGGATCGAAGTAATCAACCGCAAGTTGATTTTCTGCACAGCAGTGGATCCGTCCGGCACCGCTACCAAGGGAAGCGACTTCCGGTCGGTGATCACCTTCGGCATGGACCCCGAGAACATGGTCTTCCCCTGCATGCACGCCTGGATCAAGCGCCGGTCGATCGGCGAGATGTTCGCCGCCGCCTATCAGCAGCACGATCTGTATCCCGGGCCGGTCTGCATCGAGGAGAACATGTTCAAGGATTTTCTCCACGAGGCGATCAATAACTACGCCAAGGAGAACAGCCGCTTCCTGCCCTGGGCGCCGATCCAGCACAGCGCCAACAAGATCGCCCGGATCGTCGGCACCTGCTCGTATCTCTGGGAGCATAAGAAGATCCTCTTCGAGAAGAACCACAGCGACCAGTCGATCCTGGTCGAGCAGTTCGTCTACATCTTCGTCCCGACGGTCCATGACGACGGGCCGGATGCGGCGGAGATGTCGATCAGCAAACTGCAGGGCGGCCTCGTAAAAGCAGCCGGGGCGAGCAGCGAACCCGATAAGGGCGACTATCACGCCGAGCGCAGCGGGCGGTTTTTAGGACGGCTTTTCAGGAGGGCGGCATGACCGAGGCGCGTTTGGAGAAAAGTATGCCCAAATTTGAGCCACAATCGATTTTCGTGTCCGGACGGCTCTTCTACCGCATGGGTTCCTTGACATTGTTTATAAACATGTCAAGCGGCCTCAGAACGGCATATCGGGGGGGTGTCCGATGAAGCGAATCACACAAACGCCGAAAGCGGCCCTTACACCCTCCCCCGCGACGACCTGGAAAGATCGCGCCATCGAGCGGTTTTTCGGCGATGTCATCGAGGCGAAGGTGGCCGAGCGGCTGCCGGCTGCCGCCCTGAGCCGCGAGGAGGATATCGGCTGGCGGAAGCTCACCGGGAATTCCGAGCGGGAATTGGTCTCCACCACGCAGGAGCGGATGATCGAGATCGCCTACTGGCTCTGGGAAACCAACCCGATGGCGGGCTGGATGATCGATCTGATGGTCGCGTTTGTGCTGGGCGAAGGGCTTCCCTACGAGGCCGACGATCCGGACGTCAAGAAAATCCTCGATGATTTTTGGGATAACCCCGTCAATCGGATGAGCCTCTACTTTCCGAAGCATGTCGGAGAGCTGGGCATTTTCGGCGAACTGATGTTCCCGGCGATCACCGCGAAACAGACCGGCAGGCTCTACCTTGGCTACATCGACCCCGCTCAGATCAACCAGGTCGTCACGGATCCCGAGAATGTGAAAATGATCATCGGCGTCACCCTGAAGGATACGCAGGACGGCACCGGGCGAAAATATAAGACCATCCTGCCGGACGAGGCGGAATATGTGATCTCGCCGAAGGGCAAGGCCCTGCGCGAATCGTTTACCGACGGCGAGTGCTTTTATCATGCGATCAACAACGTGACGAACTCCCCCCGAGGGCGCAGCGACCTGATCCGGGTGGCCGACTGGCTGGACGCCTATGAGCAATTCCTTTTTGATTATGCCGACAAGTGGCCGCTCCTGAATTCGTTCGTCTGGGATCTCAAGGTGGATAGCGCCGACACGGCGGACATCGATGCGCAGGTCAAGAAATTCACAAAGAAATCCGGCAGCGTGTATGGCCACAACGACAAAATTACGCTCACCGCCGTTACTCCGGATCTCAATGCCGTTGATGTCGCGGAGGGGGCAAGGCTTCTTCGCAACCACATCCTCGGCAGCCGCAGCATCCCGGAACACTGGTACGGCGGCGGCGGCGACGTGAACCGCGCGACGGCCGGCGAGATGGGCGCGCCGATCTTCAAGATGCTCTCGATGCGGCAGAAGGTCGTCAAATACATGCTGGAGGATATGTTCACCCATGCGATTCGGAAGGCGCGCCAGGCGGGCTATGCGCGAATCACCGATGACCAGGCAAAGGCTTTTTCCGTGATTACGCCGGAGCTCGATTCCAAAGATGTCAGCAAGTTCGGCTCGGCGGTCCAGCAGATCGCCGCGGCGTTGATCGGAGCCGAGACGCAGGGCTGGATCGATAAAGACACCGCCCGCAAGGTCTTCGGCGTCACGATGGGCTTCATCGGCATCGATCTGGATCTGGACGCGGTCGTCAGCACGCTGAAGGAGAAGAAAGACATGGCGGGTTACGAGGATTACACGGGCAAGCCGGGCAGTCCGGCCAAATCGGGCGGAATGGGCGACATGGGGCAGGGTGCGAATGCCAACGGTCAATAGCGAAATAAAACGGATCATCCGGGAAAAAGACCTGGCGATCCGGACGGGCACGGAGACGGTGCGCGACCTCTTGACGGAGCTGCATAGCCAGGTGATGGGCGAGCTCGGCAAGGCCGCCCTTGGCTCCTGGGACGCCTATTCGCTTAGGCAGTATCTCTACGCCATTGAAAACCAGATGGCGGCCTTTACGGCAAAAACAAAGACGAGCGAGGGCGCGCTTCTAACCGAATCCTGGGGCATGGGGCAGGCCCTGGTGGATGCGCCGCTGGCGGCGGGCGGAATCTATTCGGGATTCTACCTTTCCACCTCGGTGCTGGAGACGATGAAGAGCTTCACGTTTCACAAGATCGACGGCGTTTCCGCCGCTGCCTGGGATCAGATCCGGGGCGAAATCTCCCTCGGGATCCTCGGCGGGAAAACGCCGCAGGAGGTGGCCACGGCGATCGGTAAAAACATCGATGAAGGCCGGTTCGCATCCATCTCGCTGCGCGCGGAGACAATTACGAAGACAGAGATGGGCCGGGCGTTTTCAGAGGCGGCCCAGCTCCGGATGGAGCAAGCGGCAGAGCATGTGGAAGGGCTTAAAAAGAAGTGGGTTCACGCGGGGCACCCGATGAAGGCGCGCCCGACTCATGTCGCCATTGACGGGCAACTCCGACCGGTCGGTGAGCCGTTTAACGTCGGCGGCGTGTCGATGATGTTCCCCCGGGACCCGGCCGCGCCCATCGGGGAGACGATCAATTGCGGCTGCGACCATGTACCGTATCACGCCAACTGGGCGTGAGAATCAAACAAAAAAAGGAGGCATACATCATGGCAAAAGTAGAACAGAAACACCTCGAAGGATTGGTTTTCCGGACGGTCAAAACAGCCAAGGGCGAGGACGGGAAAAAGAAATACGTTCCCCAGGAACGGCCTCTCACCATCGAGGACCTGCTCGCGCAGGCCGACAAGGGCGACACCTTCGTCGTCGTCACGAAAAACGGCCGGAAGCATGTGATCCAGAAGGCCCCCGTGAAGGGCGCGAAGGCCGGGAAGGAGGAGTAGATGTCCAGGAAAACGCTGACACGGGTGCTCGTGGTGGGGGAGGGTGTAAACTGCACCCGGTTCCCTACCTGGAAGGATTTAACACGGCTGCTGGCCGCGGGAACGGATGACGCCGATCGGCTCACCGCGGCGGGATTCAGCCATGCGGAGATCAAGAAGATGCTCTGCCCGGCGCTCACGGCAGCCTATCCGCAGAAGGGCGGCGGGTGGATTGTGGACGTTTACGACGATCGCTGCATCGCGTCCGGAGACGACGACAAAACATATGAGGTCCCTTACGCAATCGTCGATAGCAAGATCGTGCTGGGAACGTCGGTGGAGGTGCGCAAGCAGGTCGATTACATCAAGGTCCAGGCGGCGGCTCAATTATCGGCAGCGGTGGGCGAAACGACCGACGCCGATTACGGCTCCCGCTGGCGGGTGCAGATCAACGAAGCCGGGATCGACAAACAGAAAATCGCCGACTATCCGCTCGCCGTGCTCACGGCGGCGGCGCCTCTTTACGAGGGCTCCCGGGTGTTTGCGCTGTCCCAGGCGCAGCATGACAACCCGGCGAATCCTTACGGAAAATCCGTCCGGGATCTGGTGGGCTGGATGTCCGACGTCGCGGCCAATGCCACGGGGCTGGAGGGCACGCTCAATATCCTCAAAAGCGCCGCCTGGCTGAAGGACATGATCGGCGACGCCTGGGCTCGCGGAAAGAAAGACATCGTGGGGCTCTCCCACGACGTGCTGGCGGCCACCATGCCGGGCACAAATCCGAAGAAAGTGGAAAAGATTGTCAAGGTGGACAGCGTGGACGTTGTCTATGACCCGATTGCGGGGGGCAAGATTTTGAGAATGGCCGCTGCCTATCAGGCGGGCCGGAAGGAGGAAGGTATGTTGGAGAAACTTTTGGCAGCCTTGAAGACGAAAAGCGCCGATCTCTACAAGTCGATCGAGGCAAAAATCACGGACAAGACGATCACCGAAGACGAGGTGATCGCCCTGCTGGCGTCGGCAACCGGCGACACGAAGGACACGAAGGACCTCGACCAGCGCATCCAGGCGGCGGTGAAGGCCGCAGGCGATGCGGGCGGGGCGGAGATGCGTCAGCTCCTGGAGCAGTCCAGGATTACCGCATGCGGGCTCACCCTGAAAGACGAGTTGCGCGAAAGCGGCCTGCCGGATCTCTCTCAGGCTCGGGTCAAAAAGCAGTTTGACGGCAAGGTCTTTGACGTCACGGCGCTCCAGGCTGCAGTGAACGACGAGAAGGAATATCTCGACAAGCTCACCGGGGCGGGAATCGTTTCCGGCGCCGGCGGCGTACGCGTCGGGGCGGAGGAGCCCGAAAAGCTCCAGGCGGCCTTTGACAAGCTCATGGGCGTCACGGTGGACGAGAAGTTCAAGGACGTCGCGGCGCTTACCTCGCTTCGCGCCGCCTACGTGCACCTCACCGGCGACACCGATGTGCGCGGCGTGCCCACCCAGAACGGGCTGAAAATAGGCGAGGCGATGATGCAGATGATGAGGATGCCGGCCGCGTACAGCACCGCATCCTTCACCTATGTCCTCGGAAACTCCATGTACCGGAGATTGATTCAGGACTACCGCGCCGTCGATTATGGCGAGCAGGCCCTGATCAGCTACAAGCGGAACGCCAAGGATTTTAAAACGATGGAATCCATCAACGTCGGCTATTTCGGCGATCTCCCGGATGTAGATCCCGAGTCCGGAGACTACGCGGAGATCACGATGGCGAACGACGAGGAGATCTCCTACGCGCTGAACCAGAAGGGCATCATCCTGACGGTCAACCGGAAGGTGATCATAAACGACGACCTCAAGAGCGTCCAGGTTCTGGTCTCACGGCTGGGCCGGGCGGCCAAGCGCACCTTTGCGGAACGCGGCTGGGCGAAAATCAACAGCAACGCCACGTATAAGGGCGACTCCACGGCGCTGTTCGACGCCTCGCATGGGAACCTCGGCTCGGTGGCCCTCACCGCCGATGCAACCGGGGTGACGACGCTGACCAACCGCCTGGTGGCCATGTTCAACCAGACCGAAAAGGACAGCGGCAAATGTCTCTGCCTGGAGCCGGCCAAGATCTGGGTGCCCCGCGCCCTCCTGGAAACGGCAAGGCTGCTCAATTCCAGTTGGCCCGGCGCGGCTGCGCCGAACTCCCATGCAGGGCTTTTCGGCGCCAACCACGAGAACATCCTGGTGAATAAGAGCGCCACGGATACCACCGACTGGGGCCTGATCGGCAACCCGGCCGAGGTGGAGCTCCTGGAGGTCGCGTTCCTGAACGGCCAGGAAGTCCCGGAGCTGTTTGTGGCCGACAACCCGCTCGTCGGTCAGATGTTTGTAGCGGACAAAATCCAGTACAAACAGCGGCATGAGTATGAGTGGGAAATTGCGGACTACCGCGGCTTCGACAAGTCGGTCGTCGCGGGCGGATAACGATATGGGGACACGATGCCGCATCGTGACCCCATCCACGGCACGATCGGGGACATGATGCGGAAGCCCGCCTTGCGGGATCGCATCATGTCCCCGCCACCGGGAAATAAAAAACAGGCCTCTGAATGGCCGAACGAAACCAAAACTAAAACAGGAGGTTACAAATGAGGAAAAATATAGGTCAAAAGTTCATGGCCGCGCTTCTGCTTTTAGTCGCCCTGGTATTTGTGACGACGGACGCATTTGCGGCCTACAGCGTCAAGCAGGCCGTTCTGCGGTTCTCCGCAGTCGCGGCGGAAACCCTGGCCACGGGCAACGTGGTTATGCTCAAGGATGCCGACGGCAAAGCGTATAAGGCCGACGCCAACGATGCCGCCCTGCGGCCCGCGATCGGGATCGTCGGCAAGGGTGGGGCGACCGGCGCTACGGTTGAAATCATCGTGGTCGGTAGTCTCTCCGGATGGACTGCGCTCTCCGAGGGGGCTCCGGGGTATCTCTCGGAGACTGCCGGCGCGGTGACACAGTCGTCCCCGTCGTATAGCCAGCAGGTCGGCCAGGCGATTTCAGCCACGACGTACTTGGTAAATTTTCAAAATTACTTTGACAGCTCCTCTCTGACGGTTTTGGGAACGCTTTCCGGGGCGACGCCTCTGGTATTTGAGGGCGCAACGGCGGACGAATATGAAACGTCGATCGCCGTGACGGATCCCACGGCGGACAGAACAGTAACCCTGGCGGACGCCAGCGGTACGGTGATGCTTTCTACCCTGTCCACCAACGCCCCGGATGCGGCGAATTCTGTTACAGGCGCGTCAAACGCCCTGGTCTTTGAGGGCGCAACGGCGGACGCCTACGAGACCTCGCTTACCGTAATCGATCCGACGGCGGACAGGACGATCACGCTGCCCAACGCCACCGGCACCGTGGTGCTTTCCACTCTGTCTACCAACGTGCGGGATGCGGCCAACGCCGTCACTCTGGTTTCCAATGGGATTGAGTTCGAGGGGGCGACGGCCGACGCTTATGAAACGACCGTCACCGTCGTAGATCCCACGGCGGACCGGTCAATCACATTTCCAGACAGGACCGGGCAGGTTCAGTTGGCCTCGGCTTGCAGCGTAGTGACTCCCTCAGCCACACCTACTCTTACGGTCGGTTTGTCGAATTGCTACACGCTGACGCCGAATGACAACGAGGCTGAAACCATCACTTTTTCGGGTGCGGGGACGGCGGGCGACGTACTAACCATCATTTTCACCGCCACCACGACAAACACCGAGGTCATCACATTCCAGGCGACGCTTGTATCGTCCACCGGAACTCTGACGATCGGCAACACGGCGGCAAGGTATTATGTGATCAGGTTCATTTCGGATGGATCGCATTGGTACGAGGTTTGCCGAACGGCGGTACAGACGTAACTGATAAACCCGGCCCCGCACTTTTGGAGGGCGTAAACGAGTCGGCGGAGGGGCGACCTTCCGCCGGTCTCCAGGGGCCGCGATCGATCGCGGATCCCGGAGACCGAAAACGGGCTGAATCGGGGACATGATGCGGAAGCCCGCCTTGCGGGATCGCATCGTGTCCCCGGAAGAGAAAGGAGATCGGGACCATGAAAATCCATTTACCGAGAATCAAGAACACGGCCTCCGTGGGGCAATCGGCTGCCGGGGACGGTGCTTTGGCCGTCCGAGGGTCGAATCTCCTCTTGTGGGCGGTCCTGGTGTTATTGGCGGCCATTTTCATCGCGGAGATCGTCACGGCTTCGCCTGCCCGGGCGGATGACAGGAAAACGCGCGTCATCACCCTCCTTTCGAGCGGCATCAAAACGGCGGCGACGGCGCAGTCCACCGCGTTTGATGTCAGCAGCTACACCGAGGGGCAAATCTTCATCGATGTAACGGTCGAAGCCGGAACCTCTACGCTGGACATCACCGTCCAGACATCGCCGGACAACGCGGCCTGGTACACCCACACAACGGTCGGCCAGATCTCGGCGATCGGGCAGACCCGCGCCGCGGTCACGAATTTCGGGAATTATCTGCGGATCAACTACGTCGTCGGCGGGACGTCGTTCACATTCAGCGTGACGGGAGTGTTTAAGAATTAGTGGGTAAAGTGGAGCGATCTCGTCCCGGATCCGGACGCCGGCGCCGGGTAAAGTGGAGGAAGAGCCCCTAAAAAAAGGGGTAAAGTGGAGCGATCGGAGGGTGATGACGAGCTCATCACCGGGCCAAAGTGGAGCGCGACGTTCCTGAACGGAAGGTGATTTAATGACCACACGGCAAGACTACATCACGGCGCTGGAGAGCCTGGTCAAGGGCGATTACGAGCCGGGCGAGGCGGCCAAGATCCTGGCGATCGGCCAGGCGGTGAAGACCTATTCCAGGCACCGCCCGCGGATCGTCGTTGAAGATGAGGCCGGTACCGGGGCCTTCGATTATGCCGTGTCGCTCCTCGCTGGATGGTCCGACGGGTTTTCGATGATTCAGGCGGTGGAATACCCCGTCAACGACACAAACGAAACCGCCGAGATCCTCGATGAAGACGCCTGGACGATCTACCGCAAGCCGGCGGGCGATTATCTCCGCTTCCTGGAGGATCAGCCGGAGTCAACGGAGACGTTCCGGGCGACCTACACTGCCCTGCACACCTGCACCGATACGGCCTGCACGGTGAAGGCGATCGATGAGGAGGCTGTCCAGTCGCTGGCGGCGGCGCTCTATTGCGAGATTTTGGCGACATGGTTCGCGCAGAATCAGGACAGCACCATCCAGGCGGACAGCGTGGACCACACGAGCAAGTCCAGGGACTTCGCCGCGCGGGCAAAGGCGTTCCGGAAGATCTACCGGGATCACCTGGGGCTGAAGGACGAAGACACCGTCCCCGCGGCCGCCGCCGTGGGCGATCTGGACATGAAATACCCGGGCGGGGGCGAGCGGTTGACCCATCCCCGGAGCGATCGAAAGAGGCGCTGATGGAATTGAAAGCGACGGTCAGCAGGAAGGGCGCGATCTTTGACGGAAAGGCCCCGGAGATCATCCGGAAGGACCTGCTCTCCGCCATGTACGAGGCGACCGGATACCTGGAGGGCAAAGTCAAAGAAAGAACCCCCCAGGGCGTCTTCGGGATGCAGGGCGGCCTGCGGAGTACCATCTTCGGCGAGGTTGTTCAGCACGGGACGGCGATCAGCGGCATCGTGGGCCACGGGAGCAAATATGGAGATGTTATCGAATATGGCCGTCGCCCGGGCAAAAAAATGCCGCCCGCCGGATCCATGCTCCGCTGGGTGGAGATCAAGACCGGGCTCAGCGGGAAACCGGCGCAGCGGGTAGAGTTTCTAATTCGGCGCAAGATCGGCAAGGTGGGCTTCCCGGGCGTCCACATGTTTGAAAATACGTTCAAAGAGAGCCAGGGAAAAATGACGGAGATTTTTGACCGGGCGGGCTACGATATAGCCTTCCATCTAAGCGAGGATAAAGCATGAGTTTGGCGGCGATCAGGGAGCGAATCAAGGTCATCCTCGCGGGCGTCGACGGGATTGGGGTTGTCCACGATTACGAACGCTGGAGCCCCGATTGGAACAAATATCTCGCTCTTTACAAAGATGCCGACGGGCGGATCAACGGGTGCGCGTTTGTGCGTGAAAAATGGCAGGAGCAGCAGCAAACGATCGGGGAGACCGAAACGGCGCACGTATTCTTATTCAGGCGAATCATGGGCCTGCAAGACGAGCGCGCGACCGGGATCATGTTCGACGATCATCTGGAGAATATGCGTGCCGCCTTCAAAGGCCACGAAACCCTGGACGGTGAATGCCGAACGATCGACCCCGATTGGGGGCCTATGGCGGGCGCAGTAGGGTTGCAGGGAGACGTGATCGAACCTCGTATGTTCGGCAACGTTTTGTGCCATGTGGCGGAATGCAGATTGTGTGTAATCGAGGCTCAGGAAAATTAAAAAGGAGGCGCTATGTTTGAGTTAAAAAAAGGAAAAGAGGCATTCACAATGGTGGAAGGCCCGTTCGGGGGCCGGAAGTTTGAGCCGGGCAAGTCATACGACGAGATTCCGCCCGGCATGGCCGGTAATTTCACGGAAATCAAAAAGGCGGCCGCGCCGGTGCGCGAGGCGGCAAAACCCGCAAAGGTCGCCGACAGCAAGGAGGAGGGTGTCTCAAACCCGCCTTCGGAAAAGGGGAGGAAATAAGCTATGACGCGATCACACATGGCGACGCACGATCTGATCGCCGTCTCGGCCAACACAAGGGAGACGGCCATCAATACGGAACAGACGCTGGATACGACGATGCTCTGCGCCCTGGGCGACATCATCAACCTGGAGCACCGGCGCGAGTCAAACGAAAATGAGGCGACCGGAAAAGAGGAGCCCGACACCCTCTACGACCTGGGTTCGCTGTCCAACGCCACATTCAATTTTGAGAAGGCGCAGCCGCAGCACTTTGCCTTCCTGCTGGCGTATTTTCTGGGTGAGTGCGCCACGGTGCCTGCCGGAACGGGTTATCAGCATACCATCACCCCGATTGACGGAGACCTTGATGATGATCGCTCGGAGCCCTCGTTTACGGCGGCGCAGCGCTATGGCGACAATGTTCTCCGGCGGCGGTTTGCTTCGATGTTCGTCGATTCCATCTCGGCATCGTTTGCAAAGGACGCCTGGTGCAAGATCTCGGGGACGATCAAGGGCGCCGGAAAGTATACGGACAATATCGCAAAAGAGAACAAGACGGCCAAAATGAACGCCACGTCGCTGACGCTGGCCGCCCTGGCCGTCCAGGACGACACTCCCGCGAGCGCCGCGACAAGGCTGGAAAACGTCCAGCAGATCCGCGTGTTGATGCCAAACAGCGGCGAATATCAGAATGTCGCATTCTCGGAGGTCTCCGCTGCGACTCCGGCTGTCATCACCATCACGCCGCCGGCGACAGCGGTGGCTATCGCCGGGCTCTCGAAGGCGGCGGCTTGCGTCGTTACGTGGGTTGCCCACGGTCTGGTCAGCACCGACAAAGTGACTTTTGCGGGGATCACGCAGGCGGACTGGTCCGGCCTCAACGGCGAGCAGACCGTCACGTATATCGGAGTCGATTCATTCTCCGTCGCGATCAACTCCTCGGGGTTCGCGGTGGCGTATGACGCCGGGACCGATCCCGGAACCGTCATCGAATCCACAAACGCCACCTATGATATCCTCTACATCCCGACGGAATCGGGATGGATGACGTTCCCCGCGCGGATCAATGAGACCCCGCTGCGGGTGTCGCAGATGACGCTAAAGGCCGGCGGAAAGTGGAACGGGACGACCTTTCTGGGCGGCCGTGAATTACAGGCCGAGGTAAAATCCGTCGATTGGTCGGGGAATAAAAACATGGCTGTGGAGTTTGTCCCCGGGGGGGGCGGCACTTATGCCTCCAGGGGCATGCGCGGCGGAAGGACGCAGAAGATCACGCTGAACCGCGAGTTCCGTGAGTTTATCATGCAGCAGAAGCTGATCGACAACGACACTATGGGATTCTACATCCTGGCCGAAGGGGCAATCTACGACACGCCCCACAAGTACCAGGTGGAGATCATCTTCCCGAAAGTGGCAGTCCTTGCGGCGCCGATCTCGGTGGACGGGAAGCGGCTCGGCGAGGCCGGTGATCTTCAGGTCCTCGAGGATGACACCTACGGCTCGGTGATCGTCAAGGTGAAGAATTTACAGGCGACGTACGCGGCTTAAACATAACGCCACGGGGACATGATGCGGAAGCCCGCCCGGCGGGATCGCATCGTGTTTCCAGACGGAAGTTACGGGGGCGGCCGCGGTAAGCCGGGATATCTCCCGGCCTATGGGGGAAGAACCCCACCGCCCCCCGCCATAAACCACGCGCCCTCTCAAGATCTCCCCGCGAAAGCGGATACGAGATCTCCCCTCCCCTCGCGGGAGGGGACAAAGGGGAGGGGGCAAAACATCCCGCCCCACGGGAGAAAGGACAGATCCAATGCCCCGATTATTGAATGATAAGCAGCCCTGTGTAGTGACCTTTTTTGACCGCATCAGCGAGTCGAAAATCACCCTCTTTTACCGCCTGCCGACAACCGAGGAACGCGTCGCCTACACCAATTCCCTGGCCACCAGGCGCGGGAACAAAATCGAAAGCAACGTGGGTACGGCGCGGCTGAAGTACGGCTCGGCGATCCTGCTCGGCTTCAAGGAAGGCTGTTTCGAGAAGGAAGAAGGAAAGCCCCTCGCGTCGGATCCGAAGTCTCCCAATTACGACCCGGCATGGAAGACGATCGTCCGGCAGTACGCGCAGGACGTGATCGAAATGCTGGCCATGCACGTCTTTGAATCCTCGCTGATCAGCGACACGCCGGACGAGGAGGAAGCCGGGAAGCCCGAAGACCCTTTAGTGTAGACCTGGCGGCGATCCGCCGAGGGCTCTGCGACGACATCGAAGAGGCGACATGTTTGGAAGAATGTTCAACCGATGACGGTGAGCTGATAGTCGCCCTGCTCACCCACCGGTGCGGAGAATGCGAAAAAAAGAAGCAAAGCGAGTTAAGCGAATACACGCATAAAATGTTCAAACTCCGGCAGTTGCGAAAAGCCGGGTACCCCTTTGGTAAAAACGACCTGAGCCTGGAGGAGTGGATGGATCTGGGGCTGGTCGAGGAAACAATGGAATGGCAAACCAAAGCACTATCGCTATAGAGATCAAAGTCAACGACAACGGGTCGGTGACGATGAAGCAATTCGAAGCCAACGCGGGACAAGCCCTGCAGAAGGTGTCTGATTCCGCGTCGTCGTCGGCCAGCCTTATCGGTAAACTCAAGTCGTCGTGGGTTGAACTTACCGCTGCGGCGTATGCGGCCGGCGTGGCCTTCAAAAAGGCGATGGCGTACATCGAGCAGGGCGCTGCATCCCAGCAGGGCGAAGCCTCGTTTCGCTCCGTCGCCGCGGCGGCGAATGAAAGCGCCGACGGTGTCCTCGCCGCCATGAAGCGCGCATCCGCAGGCACGATCGAAGAGACCGATCTCATGCAAAAGGCCGCCAAAGGGTTGATTCTTGGCCTGAAGGGCGAGGAGATGGTCAAGATCATGGAGGCGGCGCGGATCTCCGCTCGCGTCACCGGGCAGGACGTCAAAACCACCTACGAGACCATCACGGACGCCATATCAACCAATATGCCCCGGGCGCTCAAGCAGTACGGTCTGATCACGAAGCAGGAAATGACACTGGTCAACCAGGCCTTGGCTGAGGGAATCGACGACGTCGGCCTCTACGAGATCGCGATGGCCAATGCGGCCCTCCAGGCCGCCAAAGTGGGGACCGTGGCGATCGACGCCAAGGAGCAGCTCCAAATATTTAAAGCCGGAGCAAAAGAAACAGCCGATACAATCGGCAATTTCCTAATTCGCAGCCTCCAGGTTGCAACCGGCTTTTTCCAATGGCTCGCCGCCGGCGTGCTGACCGCCGCGTCGGGATTCCCATTGCTCTTGAAGTACATGGATTTGGCCTCCGCCAAGTTTTTTGAAATGACCGGGCAGGATGACCGAGCCAAAGCGTACAGGGAAAACGCCGAAGTGATGGGCAAGGCGGTTGACGATATGCTCGGCGCATCCGGCGAACTGGCCGCGAAGGGCATGGACAACATCCTCGGCCAGGCTGCGGCGGCCAAAGCGGGGGACTTGGCGGCAATTCAAAGCGCTGAAAAGGCGAAGGCGGCCGCGGATGCCAAATTAGCCGCCATGATCGGCGCAGTTCAACAGCGAAAAATGGCCCTTGAAACGATGAAGGCCGAGAATAAAGCCTATTTTGCGGAAGAGGAAGCGCGGATCAAATACAACGAGGAGATCAGAAAACTGGCCGGCGAGAACGAACTCCAGATAGGCCGCGAGACCCTTGCCGAGAGGGCAACGCTCATCGATGAATATTACGACCGCTCAAAGAAGGAGATCATCCTCGAGGAGGCGGCCCGAGCCAAGACCGACCGAGATAAAGTCAGCGCCGCCCTCTTTGTTGCACAAAAAATGATCGCAATGGATGCCGATGTAGCCGCGAAGCGATATGAAAATAGGCTGCAAATTCAACTGAACAACGCAAAGACCCTCGAATTCATGAAGAGCGCATATTCGGCCTATGTAACATGGGAGAAAAAACAGGCCGCGGACCTTATTGAGTTTGCGCGGCATGCCGGAGCTGGGCGGGTGAAGATAGAGGCGGACGTATGGGACGCGATAGCCCTGTACGAGAAAATGACCGGCACGAAAGTCGCCCCCGATCAGAAAAACAAGATCGGGATTGATGCGCTCATGGCCGAATATTGGGGTCAGTCAAAAGAACTTGCCGAGTACTATTCAACAATCGGAGGCTATGAAGACAAGTATCGACAGAATAAACTTGATTGGATTGATAAAGAAGAAAAACGCCTGGCGGCTTTTTATGGCGACGACGTGGCAGCCGCGAAGTGGGCAGCAGAACAAAAAAGGGCGGCTAATTTTCAATACGCATCATCAATGAAGGATGCGCTGGGCGAGTGGTCAACTGCCCTCGAATATGTCAGCCAACTTTATGATCAGGGGTCGGCAAAGCAGAAACAATACCACGAGATGTCGATGGCCTTTGCTTTGGCTCAAAAGGGCTTCGATACGGCTAACGCCGTAGTCAAGGGGGTTGAGGCCGTCATTAATGCAATGGCAAACGGAGATGGATATACGGCTATCGCGCGAGGGTTGGCTGTCGCGGCTGTTGTCGCATCCTACTTAGCGCAGATAGGAGCATCGTTCAGCGGTAGCGGCGGGAGCTATCCGGTTAAAGCGGCGGCTTACGGCCAAAACACCACAGTCCTCGGCGGCGCAAACGATCAAGGCTCCGAATCCATCCAGAAATCGTGGGAACTCTTGCAAGGCACCTACGACATGGAAAATACGAAGCTCACCGGCATTTACAACGAGATGAAGGATTTGAATTCCAACATCACGGGGCTGGTGACGAGTTTGATCCGGGGAGGCGGCACGTTCACGGCGAGCGAAACAATGATCGACCTCGGCCAAACATCCCCCCGGCTCAGCGCGATCGCGGCGAAGTATTCCCTATATGCAGACAAGATTTTCGCTGCAATCGATCAATGGTTATGGGGCAGCACTACAACGTCACAGAGTGGTTCTGGAATCGGGGTCGATGCGGGGTCGATCCAGGAAATCATCGGGAATCGGGGGGCATCGGTAAGCCCTTACAAATGGGGAAACTGGGTAACAAATAGGGATGGAGGTCTCTTTGGCTCTGACAGCACATCCCTTACGGGCGAAAACTCAGCCCTTGACGATGCCAGCGTAAGGATGATGCGGCAAGTGTATGCAAGCCTTTCTTCCGCCATCATCACTTACGGGCAAGCGTTCGGCGCGGATATGGACAAGATTTATGCCTACTCGTTCGGCAACCTCGCCGTCAATTTGATGGGCAAGACCTCGGAAGAAATCAGCAAGGCTATTTCGGAAGCGATCAGCACCATGAGCGATACGGCGGCAAATGCCCTGCTTGGCGATGTCATAGGACAATATCAAAAATTAAACGAAGGGCTGCTTGAAACGGCAAGCCGCCTGTTGATTGACAAGGCCGTGATTGCGGATGTCCTTGACATGACCGGGCAGACTTACAGCGGCACCATCCCGCAGATGATCGCCTTTTCAGAGGCATTGATAGAAATCGCCGGTGGCCTGGATAAACTCCAGGAAGCAGCCGCCACCTATTACGACAAGTTTTTCTCGGATGAGGAAAAGCAGCTCCGGTTACAGGGCCAGCTCACCGACTCCCTCGCGGCAATGAACATGGCCCTCCCCGGCAATTGGGCGGGCTACCGGCAGCTTGTCGAAGGGCTGGATCTGACCACCACCGCCGGGCAGAAAGCCTATGTTGCCCTGCTGCAGATGTCCGAAATGGCCGATCAATACTATCAGGCCCAGCTCGACAATGCGGAAAAGCTCCTTTCCGTTGCCGAGGACAACCTGAAGAAAGCCTTTGACGCTGAAAAGAAGCGGTTGACCGATACTTACAACCTTGAATTGGCCGGGATGAATACCACCCTGGACGCCACAAAGGCGATCATCGCCGATTTGAAATCCGGGGTCGACAAACTCCGAACCGCCAAAGAGCGCATGAAACTGGTCGACGCGGCTGCGGATCACGCAACCTTCATGCGGGCGCAGGTGGACCTTGCCAACGTCTTGGAGAAGGCGCGAAAGGGCGACCTTTCCGGCCTCAAAGATGTCCAAAAATCCGTTGACATCCTCACCGGGATCACCCCGGAGATGTACGCCAATTCGACGGACTACAAGCGGGATTTCATGACCACCTATGCGGCGATCTCGGAGCTGGAAAAGTATGCCGGCGCCCAACTGGGCACCGCTGAAAAGTCCATGACCGATCAGGAACTGCAGATCTCCATCCTCACGAAGAATTATGATGCAAATATCGCATGGCGCGATGCCCAGATGAACGCCCTGCTGGGGATCGATACAAGCGTGCTTTCCGTTGCCGATGCGATAGCGGCGCTCCAGCTCGCCCAGGCGGCGGTTGTAGCGGCGGGCGGGACCATTGCGCCCCCCTTGCCGCCGCCGATTCAGCCCAATGAGATAGAGGCGAACTATCAAGCGCTGTTTGGCAGAGCCGCCGAAGATATTGGTAAGCAGTATTACCAGAAGACCGGGTTGACGGGCGGAGCACTGACCACAGCAATCCACAATGGGGCACAAAAGTTGGATATAGTCGCCAACGAGATCATCGACAATTACCAGCGGTTTTTCGGACGGGTTGCTGATTCTGAAGGATTGGCATGGTATCTTGGCACGGGATTAACCGGCTCCGCGCTTGAATCGGCCATGTTGGGTGGCGCGAAGACATCATGGGACATTTCGGCCCACGAGTCGCGCGGCTTTGCAGATGGCGGGATCTCTACCGGACCATATAGCGGATACGGTGCCACCCTCCACGGGACAGAACTGATAGTTTCCCCGCGCACCAGCTACCCGGCGACGGTTTACGGTTCGAAGGATCAGGCGAGTAACGCGGAGCTGATCTCTGAATTAAGGGCCTTGACAGTAGCAATTGAGAAAAGCGGCACAAAGGTTGAAAAAAACACCGGCGACCTGTCCTACATGCTCAATTCTGTCATCCGCGGCGGGCTGACAATAAAGACGGAGGCTCCGGCATGAGGGTAACGCCCCCCGTTGCAATAACGACCACAAAACTGACATCCTCTACCGCTGCCGAGCCCCACGCCCCGGCGGCTTACGTGGCGGGGACCACTTACGCCTTCGGCGCCATCGTCTCCGTGGCGGCGGATTTCGCCATATACGAATCCCTGGCCGGCGCAAATACCGGGAACACGCCGAACATCAACCCGATCTGGTGGCGGGTTCTTGGCACTACCGAAACGGCGTATAATGCGGCGACAACCTATGCCCTGGGCGATACCGTGTCATCGGCAACATCCCACCGCTGTTACGAATCCCTTGCCGCCGGGAACGTCGGAAACCCTCTCCCGGTGCTCCCGGAAACGGTAACGACGAAATGGCTGGACGTGGGGCCGACAAACCGTTATGCGATGTTCGACCTCAGCCGGAACACACAGACGGTTACAGCCTCGCCCCTGACCGTTGTGATTGCTCCCGGCCAGCGTGTCAATGCTGTCGGTCTTGCTGGGTTGTCCGCGAATCAGGTGCAGATCAGCGCGACATCTGTGATGGGAGGCGGAACGGTATACCCCAACGCGTATAGTAAATCGCCCACCGGCATATTCGATCTGAATACTCGGATTGTCAACGATGGTTACGACTACTGCTTTGAGCCTTTTTCAACACGGCCGAGCATGACTATCTTCGACATCCCGCCGTTTTCCGACATCATCATCACCGTGACGATTACAGCCACCAGCGGCAACGTGAAGTGCGGGGCGCTGGTATGCGGCACCTACATCTACATCGGCGATGTTCAATATGGGGCAACCAACGACGGCCTAAACTTCTCCAGTGTCACGCGGGATACTTTTGGGAACGCAACTCTTATTCCGAGAAGGACGATACCAAAAACTGTGCAGACGTTGCGTGTATCAAGCGGTCGCGTTAACAGGTGCAAAGAGGCGCGGGTTCTGCTTAATGCAGTGCCCGCGCTGTGGACCGGATTCGACGACAATGAAAGTGAATGGTTCGATATGCTTACCATTCTTGGCATCTATACACAATTTGAAATTAGCCAGGTGAGAGATGGAATGGCCGAGATAAATTTGAGTTTGGAGGAAATATAAAATGACTATACCCTCGATGACGCCAATACCGATATCTACAGATCCAACCAATTTTGCCTCCTACATGGACACCCTGCTCGGCAAACTCCCAGCCTGGGGCGCAGCAGTAGACGCCCTGGCTGCCGCCATGAGCGCGATCGCCGCAGGAACCGCCGTCGGCATCCCCTACACCTTCAGCACGACCACGACGGACAGCGATCCGGGTGCTGGCTATCTCCGCCTTGACAATGCCACGCAGAATACCGCCACCACCATCCGGGCCGATCTGGTAGGGGCCGACGGCTCGACCTGGACCGATGTTCTGGCAACCTTCGCCGGGTCCGACAGCACCGTCAAGGGGCACATCCTCCTGCAAAAGCTCGCCGACGCAACAAAGTGGATCCTGTTCACCGTTTCCGCCGTCGCCTCGCCGTCGGGATATAAGAACATCACCGTGGCCGTGGTTTCTGCGAGCTCGGCAAATCCCTTTACAAATAACGATTCGATCATCCTGAAGTTTTCCCGAACTGGCGATAAAGGTGCAAATGGAACGGCGGCTGTCATGACGCGGACAACTCGAACATCGAACACAGTTCTCGAAGCAGGGAATATGGGAACTTTGATCGATGTCACCGGCGCGAGCACATTCACGCAGACTTTCACAGCGGCGGCTACGCTTGGCAGCGGATGGTTCGTGTTCTATCGCAACAGCGGAACCGGCGACGTGACACTTGACCCGGATGGCGAGGAGACTATTGATGGAGTGATCTCTTTCATCATGTATCCCGGAGAATGTCGTTTGATCCAATGCGACGGATCGGGATTTTATACAATAGTGATTCAAAGTTTTCTCAAAAAGTTCACAACAACGGCGTCATTCTATGTCCCACCGAGATACAAGACCTGTGGTGTTATTTGCATCGGAGCAGGTGGCGGTGGGGGAGGTGGGCGCCGTAATGATGCGGCGGAAAAAAAAGGCGGCGCAGGCGGCGGTGGTGGATGCTACACAAGAAGGGATCACGTTGGAAGCCTTACCGTAGGGACAGCAATCACCTGCACGGTAGGCGCCGGCGGAACGCCGGGAGCAGGATCTACCACAAATAATGGCGCCACAACAAGCGGCGGGGTAGGCGGAACGTCCGCATTTGGGACATTTGTTGTTGCTTATGGTGGCGGCGGAGGATATGGGCAAACAGCAGGATCGACAGGTGGCGCGGGAGGGGGATATCTTGGTGCGGG